TCATTTAAAAATACTATTAATTGCATTTTGTTTTGCCTCCAGGTCCTTATCTAACATACTATGCCTATATACTGCCTTCATGACATGGGGAGTTGCCCAGCCACCTAAATGCATAATGTCTGCTTCTGGTACTCCGTTTTTGCTTAAAGTACTTGCAAAGTAATGTCTTAATGCATGTAGCTTAAAGTGGTGTATATGTAGTTGGTCTTGAGTTTTGGCCAACCACTTATTAAGGGATTCTATGGGCATGTTCTTAGGAACAATGAAACCTTTATCCTTGATAAGACAAGCAACATACTCAGGAATAACAATAGTTCTATTACTTGATGTGGTTTTAGTTGTTTTAATCACCTTCTCATTTTCAGAGTTTAGGACAACAGCTTTATTGAGCGTTAAGATATTGTCTTTTAAATCATCTAAAGTAAGGGCAAAAATTTCAGATCTTCTTAATCCACACATGGCAAGATATAAAGGTATTTCATAACGGGTATCTTTCGCTTTGGCCATGAGCTTGTCTATCTCATACTTAGAAGGAATGTATATATCTGGTTTTTCCTTTTGGGGTAAAGTAGTAGTAAGTACCAGACCGGGAATATACATTTTTATAACTGCTGCAATAAAGCCATGCAGGTTTCTGGTTGATTTTGGCGAATGATTTTCAGCGTAAAGATTAATTTCTTCCTGGACTAAAACAGCAGTAATTTCACTTTTTCTTGTTTCTTTAAACTCATCAGAAATATTCTTTAAGATGCTCCAGTAGTTTCTGATCGTGGAAGGACTCAGGACATTTTCTTTGATGGCAATATACTTTTTGGCCATAGTATTAAAAGTAAAATGGGGGTCGGGAAGTCTGTCCTTAGTGACAGCTTCAGCCAATAGCTGCAAAGCTTCTTTGTTTGTTGGCTTGTAATCCACAGTTACACGATACATTTTCCCGTCAAACATTTTTCGTATCCGGTAACCGTTACCTCGTTTTTCAATTTTCATAGTGCGTTGTTCTCCTTTTTTAATATATATACAAACATATATTCGCAAATTTGTTAAAAATAACAATAGAATATATGTTCTATTAAGGTGTAAAATAAAAGCACCGTTCAGATTCCCACAGAAAGAAGGGGAAAGATGAAAGAAGCTTTTATAAAACTTATCCAGGAAACGGATAAGTTTGACATGCTGGCAATTCTCTACAAGATGGCACAAAAGCTTTTGTAAGGGGGGCAGCAGTTCATCATTAAAGACCATGATATTACTCGTGGTCTTTTTCTTCTTGAGTAAATTTAGCTCGTGCTTCTGATTCCTTAACAATTTTCTTTGTAATTTTTTCCAGGGCTGCCCAATCATCAGCATCAAATGTAGCGATAGCAGATAGTAATTGAAGCTTAAATGATTCATTATCCGCTAGAACATCCGCAAAAAAGTCAGCTAGGAGTTCTTTTTTTTCTTTATTAACAAACATTTCACCTTCACCGGTTCTAAGCCAATGTTCATCAACGTTATATACTTTGCAAATAGAAGCAATGATAGCATCAAGTGGTGTGCTTATACCTTTTTCATACTGACTTAAGGTATTTTGGGCAATGCTTATTGACCGAGCGAATTTTACTTGAGTCATTTTAAAGTATTTTCGAATTTCTTTAATCCTTTCATTCATTTAGTAAATCACCTCTTTTCTGTACTTATGATGTTAGCATGTGTTAGATAAAATTACAAGAAAAATATCTATTTAAGATAAAAAACTACTTGACAATCAACTATACTAGATATAATATTATCTAAACAAGATATAAGCGAGGTGAAACATATGAAACCTTTACCTGAAGGAATATTGACCCAAAAAGAATATGACTTAAAAAAAGCAATAAAAAGAATGGATTCTCAAGGCCTTGCCTGTTTTAACGCATGGCTAAGCGGTTACGAAGCTCATCGAGCCATGATTAATAGGAGAATAAAAGAATCCAAAAAGGAGCCCCAATGATTATTACCAAAACAGTACCAGCCTACAGAAGCTGCATAACTTGTGGCCACAAGGATACAAATGTAAATAAAGACTATTGTTCAAAATGTGGAACTTACATGTATCTCTATAGCAGTTATTACAGCCCGAAAATTAAAAAAGAATGCAGTAGCAAGTAGGGATAAAAACAGGGGATTTTAAAATGAGAAAAATCATATAAGCCCTTATAGAGTGTCAAAGCTCTATAAGGGAATCTCCGGGACCACCCCCCCGGATTGCAATTACAATATCCCCCTTAATATAAGCCCTTGCAGGGTGTCACAGTCTTGCAGGGGAATCGCCAGGATATGCAGCCCTGGAACTCCAGTAATTATTATTTTTCAATCACAGCCCTTGCAAGGTGTCACAGCCTTGCAGGGGAATTGGAAGCATATTAAAAGGCCTTCTCCTTACACCTAATTATATAAGCCCTTGTAGAGTGTCACAGCTCTATAGGGGAATATCCGGGAAGTAGTTCCTGGAGAAGATACCTCAATTTTTTTATGTGCAAGCCCTTATAGAGTGTCACGGCTCTATAGGGGAATATCCGGGAAGCAGTTCCTGGTGCTCCTTATTCAATAGTACAGCCCTTGCAGGGTGTCACAGCCTTGCAGGGGAATCAAAAAGAAAAGAATAAAGCAAAGACATAAAAGAACAAAGAAAGAATAGAAAATAAGGAAGAAGGTGAAAAACATGCCAAGAGTTAAATTAGGGGAGAATCCAAAAGACAGATTTAGGATAAAACTGGCAGAGAGAATAAGAATAATGCTAAGAAGAAATTCTAAACGGCAGCAGGATTTAGCTAATATGCTAGATGTTAGTCCCCAGGGCATTTCCTACAAACTAAAAAAAGGTGCTTTTTCTGTGGAAGAGCTAAAAGAAATAATAGATGAGTTTGGAACTTCGGAAGATATACTTTATATCTTTGGCAAATAAGCTCTTATAGGGTGTCATAACTCTATAAGGGAATCGCCGGGGCTATTACTCCCCCAGTCCCGGCTCCTTAAACTTCCTTACAGTCCAACACATATATACTTATCAACGAAGTGCAGCTTATGGTTAAGCTTGTCAGGGTTCGATTCCCTGACTGCACAATCGGATTAATTCGAAACGGAAAAATTAAAGACCTTGGAAAGGGTCAAAAACTAAACAAAACAAGGAGAAAATTTAAATGATAGAAAGATATTTATGCGACATTCTAAAAGATATAAGCATTGAACGCTTATTAATTCTATTAGAAGACAACAATATGTACGTCACCATTGATAACGGAGCTATAAGCAGTGTGGGATTTTATGATGAAATTTTAAAGGAGAGAGCATAATGACAAATATTAAAGGAGTTGATGAGCTGGCAGTGGCTTCAAAGCTTCTATCAGCGGATAGCGGAATTTATTACCAGGTAAATTATGATACCAACAAGAAGGAAGTACATACATCTTGGATATTTGATGAATGGAAAATGTCCAGGGTTAAAAGCCCAGATCCCAATGTAATTTATTGCGGAATAGTAGACAGACCTATGTCAGAAGAAGAAATTACAAAAATCGTTGAAAATGGATTAATACGCTGGAGCAAGCAAAAGCAAAGAATGTTAATGTCTTAAAAAATTAAGCACATATGGTGGAACAGCCTTTTAAAGCTGTCCGTGGTTCGATTCCCGGGATGTGCTCTTTCGGGCCCGAAAAGAAACTATAAAAACATTTTTTGTGCATACAAACGTAACTTAATAACAGACACAGTTAAAATATTACATTTATTACAATAACACAAATAGAAATATTACTATGAAGATTTTCCATACTTAATTAGTCAATTTTATTGAATTTAGCAGTTTAAAATTAGCTGTGTCATTTACCAGTAACCTCTTAAGTTATAAGAGATAAATTAGAATCGTCAAAAAAACATAAGAGCTGTCAAAAAAGAAAAAACTTACATTCATGAACGAATCCATATTTTGCCTATCTATAATACCTAAGGGTAGGCAAGAGCAATTTCCATAGCTTAAGAGGTAGGAAGGAGAGGCTTATAAGAAATTAAGGATAAATCTTTAGGGAAGAATTGCAAAAAGCAGTTCTCTCCTAAAGATTATTTTTAGGAATCAAAACATAAGTTTTAGATTTTTAAAACTAAACGAATAAAAATCCTTTGGTTTCCTGTGAATTTCAAAGGATAAAATCCAGAAATTTCTTAAAATTACAAAACGGCTTAAAATGCCCTTTTGTAACACTATAAGTATATTAAAGTTACGACACAAAAAAGTTATCAGTCAAAATTAAAAAGAAAAAATATAAAAAAATAATTAAAGAAAATAAATTAAAAATTTAAGGTTAAAAATTTTAGAATATAAAGTTTAAAAATTTAAAGATAGATGTGGAAACCCAAAATGAGTAAAAAATGTCAAAAGGAAATGGATAGATGTATTGGAAAGATACATGGACTTTTAAAGAATCAGTTGAATATGAATTTAAGTGGGCTGGTCAGTATGGAGCTAAGGGAGAAAAAAGGCAAAAGAAGTTAAAAGCCACTCCTGATCAAATAAAAAAACAAAATCAATACCAGAAGGAAAAGAAGATTAGAAGATTAATCAAAGCAAATTTTAAAGAGCATGACTTTTGGTGCTGCCTAAAATATCCAAAAGGCACTAGGAAACCACTTGATGAAGTAAAAAAGGATTTAGCAAAATTTTTAAGGCGATTAAGAAGAGATTACAAAAAGAAAGATAATGATTTGAAATTCATATATAGAGTCGAGATAGGAAGCCGTGGTGGAATCCATATACATTTCTTATGCAATCGAACAAAAGGGGACCCGGCAACAGATATAATAATACAATCTGCCTGGGAATATGGAAGAGTGAACTTCCAGACCTTATATGATTCCGGTGGATATGACAATTTAGCCAAATATATTGTTAAAAAGCCAAATGATGAACAGGATGAACAGATGTCTATGTTTCCTGAAGAAGAGAAAAAGGAACTTGTTAAATATTCTTCTTCCAGGAATCTAATCAGACCTGAACCGGAAAGAAAAATATATAAAAGATGGACTCTTAAAAAAGTAATTAATGAGGGAATAAAGCCAAGAGAAGGCTATTACATAGATAAAGATTCCATAGTTCAGGGAGTTAATCCATATACAGGATTTTCATACCTGCAATATACGGAAGTCAAAATAAAAAGTGGATAAATAATAATTATTATCAAAAATATATTCAAAGAAAGGAGTTCAGTAATATGAACAAAATTATTTTAATGGGTCGATTATGTAGAGACCCGGATGTCAGATGGTCAAATGGAGAAGAACAAACTTGTATAGCAAGATTCTCCCTGGCCGTTGACCGAAAGTTTAAAAGAGAAGGTGGAGCTGCTGCAGACTTCTTTAATTGCACTTGCTTTGGCAAGCTGGCAGAGTTTTGTGACCGGTATCTAAACAAAGGTACTAAAATCCTTTTAACGGGTCGTGTCCAAAATGATAACTATACAAATCGTGATGGGCAAAAAGTATATAGTGTTCAGATTATTGTGGAAGAAATAGAATTTGCTGAAAGTAAAAGCCAGGATAGTAGCAAAAGCTACTCTGAAAATACAGGAAACAGTCAGCCAGGAGCTAATAATTATTCCGGAAATTATTCCGGTAATTCATCAGGCAGCAGTGGAAGCGATTTTATGATGATAGATGATTCTCTAGTTGATGAGCTACCTTTTTCTTAGGAGTTCGATATAGCTTAAAGCTATACCTCTAAACAGGAAGGAGTACTTATGAAAAAAATTAATAGCTTGGATGCAAGTGAAGATTTGGAAGGGAAAATCTGGGAAGCTTATTTTTCGTATGAGTGGACAAAAATCTGTAAAAAGATTCAAAAAGGCACATTAAAGACAATATGCACCAAGAAAAGGGGGCATATTCCCTGGATTGAAATGAGAAATGTATATATCAACTGGAAAAAAGGAGTAGCAAATGCGACTTGACGTAGTTAATGACATAATTAAAGGCCAGCTTATTTTTAAGAATCTTACAAAAAAGAGATTTAAAAATACAGAGGAAGCTAGACTCAACGGTGCAGCCTGGGCTCTAAAAAGAATTGATGAAGAAGGAATTGAAAACTTTAGAGAAGAGCTTGTAAGAAGGAATGCCTGCTATATCCCTTTAGAGTTAAATTTGAAAGCTGTAAAAGAGATACTAGAAGAGTTTGCAGCAGAAGTTGAGCAGACAACTCTGGATACTTATATGATCATGGCATTTTGTATACTAATAGATGGCTGGGGATGGGATAAAGAAGAACTTACAGCCTTCTATGGATTGTTCGAGGGTAATACCCACAGAATGGCAGAAGGTATGGTGTCATGGGATGAGCTGATAAACAAGGTCAAAGAAGAAAGACAAATTGAAATGAGTATTAACTGGGGTAAAAGAATTGACCCTACTAAAGATTTTAAAAAGGCAGATGAAGATGATTAATTTTATTATCCCAGGGCAACCCGTGGGAAAAGCAAGACCAAGAGTTACTAAATGGGGAACATATACCCCTAAAAAGTCAAAAGAGTATGAAAAGAAAGTAATTGCATGTTTTTATGATGCCGGTGGGTGTAATTTGGGAGCTGAAGCAATTATTGAAATTGAAATCAAAGCTATTTTTGCTATACCCAAAAGTACATCCAAAAAGAAAAAGGTTTTGATGCTTCAAGGAGCAATAAGACCTTGTAAAAAGCCTGACTTTGATAATATCGCTAAATGTGTGTGTGATGCACTAAATAATCATGCATATGAAGATGATAAGCAAATCATAAAGGCAGCAGTCGAAAAAACCTATGGAGAAGAGCCAAGGGTAGAAGTAACAATTACACAGAATCCAAGTTTAATTAAAGGTTAAAAGTAAAAAAGGAGCAAATATGTTTAAAGAGATTACTAAGAGTGAAATTATTGAGAATATTGAAAAAGAAATATTAATTGCGGAAAAACTTGATAAAAATATAAATCTGATACAACTTTCAAAAATGAACTTTGAAAATAAAATACTCCTGGTTATGGAAGCAGAAAAAAGTGATAAATACCAGAATCAGAATTTAATAGAGATTAAATTAGATCCTGAAGATATGACTGTAGAAAAGGAAGAACCTTCCAAAGAAGAAAAAGAGCTTGTGAAGGAAGAAGTTTTGGAAGAAAAAAAGCCTGAAAAGAAAGAAGAAATAAAGCTTCCTTCTGATGAAGAGTTTAAAGAAAAGGTAAATACGATTGCCAAAGGTATTAAAATGCTTCAAAAAGGTGTTAAGCTAGATGAAATTCAAGATAAGCTAAATATAAATAAAAAAGTAATGTCTAAATATTGGGCAGACCTTCAAAGAAGAATCCTTCCGGCAATTAATAAGGGAGAACCTATAGAAGAGGCTGTAAAAAAAGGAACCGGAGCAAAGCCTATTTATAAAGCGGTAATTAAAAAGCTGGGGCTTGATTGGATGCTTGTAAACATGTTAGAAGATGCTTCCCCAACAGTTACAGAAGAAAAGAAAGAAGCTAAAGAAAAAGAGCAGGCAGCAGCCAAAGAAGAGAAAGTGACAGCCAAAGAAGAGAAAGTGACAGCCAAAGAAGAAAAAGTGACACCCAAAGAAGAAAAGACGGCAGTTCAAAAAATAAATGTTGCAGCAGTAGAAGATAGCATTAAAGACAAAGTTATTAAGGCAGCAAAAGAAGGAAAGAGCTTTAATAAAATAGTAAAAATTACAAAATTATCAAGGGTTAAGGTGGCAGACATCTTGATTCAAAGTGGTCATTCAGATAAGTTGCCCAAAACAGTATGTGATATAGGCATCAGTTGGTCAGAGCTTGTAAGCCTAAGGAAACAGGGAAAGAAAAATTATGACCTGGCTAATGAGTTAGGAGTTTCTTTAGATGCTTTAGTTGGAGCAGAGCAGACTTTAGATATATAGGAGGGGGAAGGAAATGGGATTAAGCATAGTAACATTAATTCTAATGGTATTAGTTGCATTAATGATAATAATTATTGCAAGGGCTTTAGGTTTTGCAATATATATGACTAAACAGATTTTTGTAGAGATTAAGCTTTTAAGATATGACATTCAAAAAAAGGAGTTAGAAAAAAATAGTGGATGTTGAAAAAGACAAATTCATGAAAAGCTATATAAAAGCCAAATCTAATGAAAGAGCTCTCAAAAAAGCTTTAATTGATATGGATAATTTTACGCTGCAAGACCTATACAGGGCTAAAGGGACAGAGATGTATATGATAAAAAAAGAAGGCTTACAGGAAAAATTAAAGAAACAAAGAGAAGAATGTTATCTGGCAAAGAAGAAGGTACTTACAGCAATCTCCAAATTACCTATGTGTCCTGAAAGGTGCGTTTTATATGTGTATTATATAAAAAATATATCTTGGTATAGGATAGCAAAAGCCCTTAACATAACAGAAAGAAAGGCATATAAGATAAGAGCTGCCGGTTTGGAAATGATAGAGTTACCAAAGACAAATTAATATTTTATACATGGCAGCAGGACAATCTAGCCAAAAGAGCGAAAAGCATCCTAAGGAAGGGGTGCTTTTTTATTGCTATTACGGCAGCAGGATAAATTCCGATAGGCAGCAGGATACAAAACCTAAAATTCACACTAAAACTTTTGTTCGTCTTAGTGTATTATGTATGGGAAATAAAAAATATATAAGTTGGTCATTTCTTGACTGACTTGGAAAGCGAGGCAAATGAGAAAAAACAGCAAAGACTACTGGAGAAAAAGATATAAAGAAATAGAACAGGCTGCAAATAATTTATCTGTGGAATATATCACAAATCTTGAAGAGAAGTATCGAAATTGCGAAATGGCCATAAATAACAAAATAGAAGCCTGGTATGGAAGAGCAGCAGAAAATAATAATGTATCCATAGAAGAAGCCAGAAGGCTTTTAAATTCGGATGAATTAAAAGAGCTTAAATGGAGCGTAGAGCAATATATAAAAGCAGGAAAGAAAAATGCTGCTTCAAAGAATTTCATGAAAGAGCTTGAAAACGCATCTGCAAAGTATCATATAAACAGACTTGAAGCCTTAAAACTTGAAGTAAGAGCTCAGATAGAACTTGCCACAGGTGGTTTAGTGGATGATGTGGATAAAGTAGTTAGTGATGTGTATAAAAACACCTTTTACAAAAGTCTTTTTGAAATACAAAGAGGTGTCGGTATAGGTTTTGATGTTTCAAAGCTTGATAATAATTACATCCAGAAGATTATAAGTAAGCCCTGGTCTGTGGATGGTACAAATTTTTCTTCAAAGCTATGGGGAAATAAGCTTTTGCTTATTAATACCATAGATAAAGAGCTTACAGCAATGGTTCTTTCTGGAATGGGACCTAAAAGAACAATAAAAAATATAGCAAATGTATTAAATACATCAAAGTATGCAGTAAAAAGACTTGTATTAACAGAGCAAGCTTATTTTACTACCTTGGCAGAAAAAGACAGCTATAAAGAGCTTGGGCTTGATGCATATGAAGTGCTGTCTACCCTTGACAATCGTACCTGTGAAGTGTGCGGTGACATGGATAGACAGCATTTTTATGTTAAAGATATGGAAATAAGTGTGAATGCTCCACCTTTTCATCCCTTCTGTAGATGTACTACCATACCATATTTTGAAGATGATGATATGCAGCAGGATACTTTGGCCAAAAGAGCTTCCAGGGATGGAGATGGAAAGACAGTATACGAACTGCCGGAGGATGTGACATATAAGGAGTGGAAGAAGGGATTTGTTGAAGGGGATAAAGAAGTAAAAGAAAAATTAGATGAGGGTCTTGATAAAAATGTGGTAAAAAAAGGTCATAAGACCCAAAAGGGTTCTTCGGTAAATAAAGATACAGAAGATGTATCTGGAGTTGAAAAAAATAATAAAGCTGATACAATGAAACTAAGTAATTTAGAAGTTCGAAAGATTTATTTGGAAAAAGTATCAAAGATAAAGGACAATATCGATTCGTCACTTCCGATGATAGATCAGGCAAAGCAGGCATTTGAGGCAAGAAATAGAATTAGACTAGAAGCACGTGCCATGATGGCAGATGAGGAAAAAAAGGCTGAAATAGAAAAAAACCGTCCAAATAAAACGTTTGAAGAGTTATTAATCGATAAAATGAATAGAAAAAATATAAGCAGAGATGAAGCTGTACAAGATATATATAATACGGCAACTAAAACAAATGAAAAAGTTAATAAAAGTTTAGGATTGGGAGGTGATTAAATTGAAATCTTACACAGTTTCTTTAATACCAAGTGAAGAAAAATTTGAAAAAACTTGTAAAATGATAGAGGATAGATATCCGAATGCTGAAAAGAGTAAATTATTACATGATGTAGATGATACAAAGATTCAAATTTATATGCTACCAGAAGGTCAAATAAAAGTGTATAATGATTTTGAAGTATATGCACTTTATGTTGATTCAGATGTGAGCCTTGAGGAAAGCATAGATTATTTATTTGAAAGTAAGAATATGCAGTAATAGAACAATTCAGTATGTTTTTCAGATTGCAGTCTGAATGAACTGATAGCAGAAGTACTTTTACAAGATGAAAGGGAATGTTATATGCAAAATAAAAGTAAAAGAGAAATTTTAATAGATGAGTATCTTAGCTTATTAAAAAAGAGCAACGAATCATCAACAGAAGAGGAAAAACAAAAATATAGCGATTTAGCACATGAAAAACATCAGGAAATATTAATGGAACAATTTGGAGGAGATAAGAATATTGGGAGATTTAATACGTTTTAGATTAGCAAAATATTAAACGTTATTTAACAGGCTTGAGTATAAGTTAGAATTAATGAGGGGGTGTTTCGAATTATGATATTTGCGACAGAATATGATGTTAAGATGATTGATGAAATGGTGAAATGGCTAAATGTTGATAATTTGAAACAGGGAGAACCGGCACCTTTAAGAGAAGATGCTCCGGATGAAATTAAGGAATACTATAAAGATATTCACAAAAGAATGGCTATGTTTGATGGATTTTAAAATATGCAAAGTATTCACGAGAGATAAGCATACATAACAGCTAAAGCACTCTAAACAGGGTGCTTTTTTAGTGGGAGAAAATATGAAATGCATTCACAAAACACTAAAATCATTTCATCCTTCTTCAGGAGCCTTAGTGTGGCATAATTGGTGCAAAAAAAGAAAAGAAATATGCCCATGTGGGGAATGCCTGAAAGAAAGATGGAATAAAGGTAGCAGGAAAAGCAACAGGACACCTTAAAGGGTGTCTTTTTTGGTGGTTCAATTCCACCATGCCTTTTCATGAAGAAAACATGTAAAAACAAAACCTTTAAATCAGTGGACTAAACCACGTAAAAAATGTAAGAAAGGAAAGAAAAAAGCCATGAAAAAAGAAGATTTATTGAAACTTGAAGGGATGAGCGAACAACTGGCAGAAAAGGTAGCAGAGCTGTCAAAAGAGGAATTAAAAGAATATATTCCAAAGACACGCTTTAATGAAGTCAATGAAGCTAAAAAGAATGCTGAAAAGCTCCTTAAAGAGCATGATGAAAAGTTAGAGGCATTAAAAGAGGACAATGCCGACAATGAGGAACTTAAAAAGCAGATTGAAACCCTCCAGGAAGAAAATACGAAGATGGCTAAAGCCCATGAAGATGAACTTAAAGCCTTAAAGGTAAGTGCAGCAGTAGAAAGTGCCCTTACTAAAAATGGAGCAAAGAATACAATTGCGGTTAAAGCATTGTTAGACCTTAAGGATGCAGAGCTTTTAGAAGATGGAAGCATTAAAGGTCTTGCTGATCAGATTAAAAAGCTTAAGGAAGAGGAAGATACTTCATTTTTGTTTAATGTATCTGATGGCCAGACTAAGCTTAAGGGAAGCTCCCCGGCTAACAAAGGAAGTAAAATAACAGGTGAAATAACAAAGGAACAGTTTAGGCGTATGGGCTACAAAGAAAGAACAGAATTATTTAACACAAATAAGGAGTTATATGACTCCCTTACAGAAAGGAATGAATAGGAATGGGATTAACTAAATTAACAAATCTGATTAACCCGGAAGTAATGGCGGATATGGTTTCTGCGGCTCTTCCAAAGAAAATTAAATTTTCACCAATTGCAAAAATTGATGATACTCTTGCAGCACAGCCAGGGGACACAATTACAGTACCTAAATATGCATACATTGGAGATGCAGAGGATGTAGCAGAAGGTGTTGCAATGGGAACTACCGTCTTAACGGCTTCCTCCACTCATGCAACCGTTAAAAAGGCAGGAAAGGCAGTAGAGCTTACAGATGAATCTGTATTATCCGGCTACGGTGATCCGGTAGGAGAGGCTACAGGTCAGCTTACTTTATCTATCGCTGCAAAAGTAGATAACGACTGTTTAACAGCTCTTGAGGGTTCTTCACTTGTCTATGATGGTACTGCTGCAAAAATTGCTTATGCAGGCATTGTAGATGCCTCATCAACCTTTGAGGATGAAGTGGATGAAGGACTTGAAAAAGTATTATTTATTAATCCAAAGCAGGAAAGCACCATAAGAAAGGATGCAGACTTTATTGATAAGTCAAAATCCGGAATGGATGTTCTTGTATCCGGTACAATCGGAACTATTGGAGGTTGCCAGATAGTAAAATCCAAAAAGGTTAAAAAGATTGAGTATGAAAAAAGTGAAAATGGAGCCACTACCATTACCGCAGAAAACATTGATACCTACAAAGCAAAAACTCTTGGAGCTTTGGCCGTAGGAGATAAAGTTGATGCAGTAGCAGCAGCTTATTATGCTTGCCCTATAGTGGTTGTGGATTCGAATGATCCAAATGAGGCATCAGAAGCAGATGGAGTAGCAAATGAGGCACCGGCTATTACCATTTATCTTAAAAGAGGTGTAGAAATGGAAAGCGACAGAGACATCCTTGCAAAGACAACTGTACTTTCAGCGGATGAACATTATACGGCTGTATTATCCAATGAATCCAAGGTAGTAATGGCCAAATTTAAAGCGTAAGGTGATGAAATGTTATTAAGAAGACATAAAAGAAGCCTTAATGGCATAAATAAAGAAAATCCGGCAGTAAAAGAGCCTGTAACAAAGGTAGAACTGGAAAAAGAGCCAGCTATAGAAACAGACCAGAAAGAGTCTGTTTCTAAAAAGGCTACCAAAGAAGAAAAGCCGGAACCCCCGAAGAAGAAAACAACAAAAAAGAAATCATAGTCAGGAGAGGAGAAAATGGCATTATCAAAAGCAGAAATAGACAGCTTAATTGCACTGGTTAAAGACCAGGTGGAACGATTTACACCTATAGATACAAATTATCTGGATTTGATAATATTAAGGCTTATAGGTTTTGGTTTAAAAATAACAAAAGATGATGCTTTTACCATAGCGTTTGCTAAGCAGTCAGTTAAAAATGATATATTAAGCTTTTGCAATATCAAAAATATAACGGAAGAGATGTCAGAACTTTTTGTAGATATGGTATGCGGTGAAGTGCTTTATGGTGAATATTCATCCGGCAGATTAAACCTTAAGGAGCTTAATCTTGATGGTGCCATTAGCTCTATGTCTATGGGTGATACTTCCGTTTCATATGATACGTCAAAAAGTGATGAAGCAAAGGTAATTGACTTAATAGGAGCATTAAGAAATAAAAGGAGTAAATTAATATGTTATCGAAAAATAAACTGGTGAAGTTTAAAAAGGCATTGAAAGGTTTTTATAATGGAAAATGCCGGATAACATGCTCCAAGGAAATAGAAGATGTTTATGGCATTACAAAATTTATAGATGAAGTGATACTAGATGATGAGCCTTGCAGGCTGTCTCATTCTTCGGTAACGATTCAAACACCTGGAGAGGTCAGTGCAAAAACAAATCAAAGAATTAAGCTCTTTATGGATAATACAATTCCAATACCGGAAGGAGCAAGGATAAAAGTGATACAAAATGATATTGAAACAGACTACAGATGCTCCGGAACGGCTTTAGTATTTGAAACCCACCAGGAAATAGAATTGATACTTGAAAAGGAGAGAGCATAATGGCAGCACAGTACAGACAATTAAAAGAATTTCAAAAAAAGGTAATGAGGTTAAATGGTGCACAAAGAGATGAGTTCTTTACTAGTACCCTAAATGAACTAGGGGCAAGGCTACTAAGAAAGACAAAAATAAAAACACCGGTTGATACAGGAATCTTAAGAAGAGGTTGGAAAGTAGATCCGGCAGGGAAAACAGCATCCGGATACCAGATAACCATATCTAATCCGATAGAATATGCCTCATATGTTGAGTATGGCCACAGAACCAAAAACAGAAGTGGCTGGGTTAATGGTAAATTTATGCTTACTAAGTCTAAATCAGAAATAAAATCCATTATGCCGGGGCTTCTTAACAGAAGGCTTACCAGGTACTTAAGTGAGGGATTATCATAATGAATAATGATATAGTTAATGCCATAGCAAGGGCTATAAGAAAAGAATATGACAATACATATAAAATCTATATTGAAAGTGTAGAGCAGGGTTTTAAAGAGCCCTGCTTTAGTATTGTAAAGGTATCAGCAAAGCATGAGCATAAGTTCTTTAGAAGAAGGCTTAAAGAATACACCTTTGCGATATACTATTTTCCTTCGGATAAAAGAAGTACATTTGAATGTGCCCAGGCAGAAGAAGAGCTCTTTGACCTTTTAGAGGAAATAGAAACCTCTGACATGATATTAAGGTCCTATGATTTTGATGCAGTAATTACAGATGGGGTTTTATGTGTAACAGCCAAGTATGACGCTCTTATATTAAAAGACGTAAAGACAGAAGAAATAATGGAAGTGGCAGAAAGCGAAATAGCACCCAAGGAAGGTGATAGTGAAGATGGATAAAGAAACAAAAGAAAAGAAATCTGAACCAAAGAAGTATTATAAAGCAGCTATCGTTGATTCAAAGAAATTTGAAGCTTATAGGGACTTTTTAGAAGGAAACCTTAAAGAAGGCGAATTATATAGCTTAAGTCAAATTGAAAGCATAATTAAGAAGCATTACAGATAAAGAAAGGAGAAAAGACAATGGCATTAGGTGGCGGTACCTATATAACAAAAAATAAGAGTCTTCCCGGAGTATATATTAATTTTATATCCAATGCCACAGCAACTACAGGTTTATCTGATAGAGGTGTTGTAGCAATGGGTATAGCCACAGGATGGGGACCATCCGGTGAAATATTTGATATTGATATGGGAGACTTCCAAAAAGACTCTCTTAAAATCCTTGGATGGGATTATACTGCTGAAAAAGTAAAAGGTTTAAGGGATTTATTTAAGAATTGTCTCACCCTTCATGCATATAGGTTAGACGGAGGTGGACAGCAGGCCAGCTGTAGCCTTGGAACTGCCAAATATGCAGGAAGCAGGGGTAATGATATAAAAGTTGTTGTAGTAGAGACAGCAGACAGTACTTTTAAGGTATCTACTTACGTAGGTAATACCCAGGTGGATATCCAGGAAGTAACAACTGCAGCAGAGCTTTTAAACAATGATTTTATAGAATTTGATAAGACAGTAACCCTGACAGCTGTAGCCGGGGAAAATTTAACCGGTGGAACAGACATGGAATCATCAGCTACCACACATCAGACATTTTTGAATCTATGTGAGTCATATAGTGACATTAATGTAATTGCCTATACAGGTTCAGATGATGCCATAGCATCATTATATGCAGCCTGGACAATAAGGATGCGAGATGAAGTAGGTATTAAGCTTCAGACAGTACTTTATAACAGTGCAAAAAACAATGTGGCAGTTATTAATGTATTTAATTCTCCTGATTTAGTATGGTGGGTAGCGGGCAAAGAAGCAGCAGCAAAGGTTAATACTTCAACTACCAATGATATATACGATGGGGAGTTTGATTTTGTAGTTGATTATACCCAGAAGGAACTTGAAGCAGCAATTAAGGCAGGAAAGTATGTTATTCACAGGGTAGGAAATGAAAAGAGGGTCCTTTTAGACATTAATTCCTTTGTAACCACTACAGAAACACAAGGAGAGCTTTTTAAGGACAATCAAACCATTAGAATAATTGATAGTATAGCAACATCCATAGCAAACGTATTTACGTCTAAATATCTTGGAAATGTAGCTAATAATCCTGACGGAAGAACTTCTCTTTGGGCAGATGTAATAGCAATCTATGATGAGCTGTATGCTTTAGGAGCTATAGAAGAGTTTGACAGTGAGGAAGTAATAGTATCTGCAGGTGATGATAAAGGCAGTGTAGTTATAACCAGTACAATAACGGCAGTAAATGCCATGAGTAAGTTATACATGGAAACAGTAGTAGCCTAGGAGGTGTAATATATGGCAAATAAATATTTAAAAGAGCAGGATGTACCATCAGCAAAGCTTGCAACGGTGTATTGCACTATTAATGGAAAAAGATACAATATGATGAATGCCAAGGACTTTGAAGCCACTGCCTCAGTTACTACAAAAGAGGTGCCTATACTTGGAAAGACCATTAAAGGCCGTAAGGCAGCAGGAATGGAAATTAAGCTTACCATGACGGTATACAAAGTATTTGAAGTCTTTGATAATGTTATTGAAAATTATAAGAAAACTGGAGTCCTTCCGACCTTTACCATCCAGGTGACCCAGGAAGATGCTGCCACTTCAATAGGCAGATCCACGAAAGTATATAAAGATTGTGTAATAGATGGTGATGTACTTTTATCCGCTTTTGATGCAGATGGTGAATTCATTGAGCAGGAAATAGAAGCCTATGCTCAGGATTATGTATCAAAAGAAAAGTACAAAGCACCTAAATACATGTAGTTAAGTTTGAAGAGCCTTAGGGCTCTTCGTTTTTTGTATAAAGGAGGAAAAAATGAGCAATTTATCAATGTTTTTAAAGAAAAACAAAAAAGTGAAGGAAAACACAACTTTCGCAGTAACCAAATCCTTACAGGATGAGGAAGGTAATGCCCTTTTATGGGAGATAAAACCTATAACTACAAAAGAATCAGAAAAGATTAGAAGTGAATGCACAATAGAAGTGCCAATTCCGGGGAAAAAGGGCATGTACAGACAAAAATTAGATACAAAAGCGTATCTGGTTAAATTAATGGTTAACTCCATTGTATATCCGGATTTAAAAGATGAAGAGCTTCAGGACTCCTACGGAGTGTGCTCTGAAGAAGAGCTTCTTCTTGAGATGGTCGATGATCCAAGTGAATACAATGAATTTGCGGAATTTATTCAAAAATACAATGGATTTGATAAATCTCTGGATGAAAAAGTAGATCAAGCAAAAAACTCATAAGGGGCAATGATGCAGAATCAACTTATGCATACTATGCCCTTCATAAATTACACATCAGGCCAAGTGAATATATAAATATGGATGAAGAAGAAAGAGCCTTCATCATGGCAGCAATAGACATAAGATGTGAAGATGAGAAGAAACAGGAAAAAGAAGCAAGAAGAAAGGTAAAGGGTTAATATATGTCTGATATAAGTTCATCAATTACTCTTAATGATCATGTTACGGAAGTATTGAACCGAATTACACAGTCACTATATAGCACTATATCCGCCTTTGATGAAGTAGATGAAGCCAGTGCAAGAGCTTTTGCAGATGATATTGGTTCTTCCGTGGCGGACAGCCTTGTGTATTACGAAAATGAACTGGCAGATGTACATGAAAGGCTTGAAGAAGTTACCAATGCCACCAATTCCACTCAGAGTGCCACAAATAATCTCGAATCCACAGTAAAAAGGGTTGTAGGAGCTTATTTGGGTTTTCAGACAGTTAAGAAAGTAATTAATATGTCTGATGAAATATCATCCACCAGGGCAAGGATTGATAACATGAATGATGGTTTGCAGACTACTGATGAACTTATGGATATGATATATCAGGGGGCTCAAAGAGCGAGAAGCAATTATACAGACCTTGCAGATGTGGTGGCCAGGTTTGGAAACAATGCAGGAAATGCTTTTGATTCCAGTGAAGAAGTAGTTAAATTTTCAACTGCAGTTGCAGAGTTTATGGCACAGGCAGGAACAGGAGCACAAGAAGCAGCAGCGGCAGAACTTCAGTTGTCTCAAGCATTAGGCTCAGGAGTCTTAAGGGGAGATGAATTAAATTCAATATTTGAACAATCACCAAACCTTATTCAGGCCATAGCAGATTATATGGATGTAGACATAGGAAAAATCAGAGAAATGGCATCTAAGGGAATGATATCCGCAGAAGTTGTTAAGAATGCCGTCTTAAGCAGTGCCGGGGAAATAGATGAAAAGTTAAATAATATGCCTTTGACATTTGAACAGATTTGGACAAAATTCCAAAATGCAGCAACAAAAGCATTTTTCCCGGTGTCAGAAAAAATTAATGAGATTGCAAATTCTCAGGCATTTCAAGGTTTTGTTGACGGTGCAGTATCAGCTGTTGCTATAGTGGCTAATGCTATAAATGGGCTATTAGATATTATTAGTATAGTAATTAATGCAATTTATGAAGGATGGGCTTTTATAGGTCCCATTTTTGAGATAGCAGCAGTGGGATTAGGTGCTTATTTAACCTGCATATCCATTGCAGCGATTCAAACAGGAATAGCTGCAGCAGCATCCATAGGACACTCTATAGCTCTTGGAATACAAACGGCAGCTCTTGCACTATTTGGTGGTATGACATGGCAGGCGGCAGCAGCACAAACGGGACTTAATGCAGCTATGGCAGCATGTCCTATAGTTTGGATTGTAGCAGCCGTTTTAATGTTAATAATCGTAATATATGGAGTAGCCACAGCAATAGCAAAAGCAACAGGGGTAGCAAGCACAGGCCTTGGAGTATTAGTTGGGTGTATAAATGTAGCAATAGCATTTTTTCAAAATCTTGGAATAGTAGGAATCAACATATTTAGAGCTATAGCTGCAGGGGCATCAGCTGTAGGAAATAATATAAAAACAGCCTTTTCACAGGCTATATCTTATGCCCAGGGGCTTTTTTATGATCTGTTGGCCACAGCATCAAGTGTAATTGCATCAATTGCAAAGGCACTTAATTCATTGCCTTTTGTAAGCTTTGATTATTCCGGCATAAGCTCTGCAGCAAGCGGCTATGCTAAAAAGTCAGCTGCAGCATATAAGGCAGCGAATGGAGCAAACTATAAAGATGTTGGAGCTGAGATAGATAAAGCTATGTCAAAAGGGCAAAATGCTTTTGAAGGAGATTGGGCAGGAAAAGCTTTTAATGCAGGTGCCAAATATGGAGACGGAGTAGCTGAAGGAATAGCAGGAGCCTTAGGAGGCGGTTTTGATCCATCAAAAATTATGGGTGATCTAAACATGGGTGATCTGGGAGCATCCATACCGGATTATGGCTCATTAGGAGGCACAGCAGGAAATGTAGGCGATAATATAGCCGGTAATACAGGGAAAACGGCAGGAAATACAGCAGATATAGCTAAAGCAGTAAATGTATCTAATGAAAATCTTGAGTATATAAGAGATTTAGCAAAAAAAGATGCAATTAATAGATTTACAACAGCACAAATAAGCGTAAATCTTGGAGGGGTTACTAACAATGTAAATGGTGACACCGATTTGGACGGAGTAGTGTCCTACTTAGCAAGAGGTGTAACAGAGGCAATATCAAAAATAGAGGAAGGAGTGCATGCATAATGGCATATTATTTTTTCTTCGGGAAGATACTCCTTCCCGTTCCGCCCCAAAAGATTCAGATGAAAATAAACGGAAACAATAAAAGCTATGATTTAATTAACCAGGGTGAAATAAATGTAATAAAAAGCCCTAAATTAACGGAAATAGACTTTGATTTTGAACTTCCAAATGTTAAATACTCATATGCAATGTATAAAAAGGGATTTCATAGGGCAAATTATTATTTAGAAAAGCTTGAAAAGCTCAAAAAGAAAAAGAAACCATTTCAATTTATTATCTCCAGGAAGCTTCCTAACAGGAAGAAGCTCCACTATACCAACATGAAGGTAACCATAGAAAACTATACCATTACGGAAGATGCTACAAATGGCTTTGATGTGACAGTAAGTATTAAATTAAAGCAATATGTAAGTTTTGGAACGAAATTAGTAAAGGTAAAGAAAAAGAACAAGGCAAAATCAAAAAAGAAAAAAGTGGTTAAAGAGGTTAGAAGCCCCTCCTCAAATGCTCCTTCCAATGGCCTTCCTCAGCAATATACAGTAGTAAGAGGGGACTGCCTTTGGAACATTGCCAAAAGATTTTATGGTGATGGAGCTAAGTACCCTCTTATATACAATGCCAATGCAGGTCAGATTAGTAATCCTAATTTGATTTATCCGGGGCAGGTATTTACCATACCGGCAGAAAGCTAGGTGATAATATGGCAGCAGAAATGATTATTATTAATGCATCAGGAAAAATAATGATGCCGGTATTATTTGATGATATTACCTGGGAAACCGAAAGAGAAGGAGTCCCAGGTAAACTTAACTTTAAGGTTTTATATGATAAAAATCTTGATATAGAAGAAGGAAATGCAGTCAGATTTAAGTGGAATAATGTAAAAGTCTTTTTTGGTTTTATATTTAAGCTAACGATAACAGCTGAAAACGTAATATCCATCGTAGCTTACGACCAATTGAGGTATTTAAAAAATAAGGACACCTATGTAATCAGCAACCAAAAAGCCTCAGAAATGGTTATAAAGATAGCCGGTGACTTTGGTTTAAATTTAGGGGGCATAGAGGATACAGCCTATAATATAGCATCACTTACAGAGGATAATATGGCTTTATTTGATATTATCGGGGACTGCCTGGATGAAACCTTAATGAATACAGGAAGATTATATGTGTTATATGATGATTTTGGGAGTCTTACCCTTAAAAACATTTCAAACATGAAAAATAATCTGTATATAGACTCTCAAACGGCAAGTGATTATAGCTTGGAAAGAAGTATTGATCAGGACAGCTATAATCAGATTAAACTTGTCTATGATAATAAGGATACAGGAGTAAGAGATGTTTACTTAGTTAAAAACAGCGAGAATATAAACAAATGGGGCACATTACAGTACTTTGATAAGTTAAGCGACGGGGAAAACGGTCAAACGAAAGCGGAGGCTTTAATGAGGCTGTATGGAGGCAGAACTGCCACTCTTAAAGTAACAAAAGCTTTCGGAGTTCCTTCAGTAAGGGCAGGAAGCCTTTTACCGGTATCCCTTAAAATGGGGCTGACAAATGTTAATTCTTACATGCTGGTGGAAAAATGCACCCATACCTTTAGCGATAATCTTGATTTAATGGATTTAACCCTTACAGGAGCACAGATACAATGAGTGAATTCAATAATTTAATAAAGCAGATAAAAAAGGCAGCAGTTGAGGCAGTAGAGGCATCTAAACCGGCTGCTTTTTATATTGCTACCGTAGTAAATACACAGCCTTTACAGGTAAAGATAAGCAGCAAGCTAGTACTTACGAAAGCACAGCTGATACTTACTAAATCAGTGGAAAGTATGGTTGTAGGTGATAGGGTGGTCTTAGCAAGAGTACCAGGAGGAAGGCAATTTATAGCAATGGATAAGGTGGTGGATGAGCTTGCTTCCGGAAATTGATAATGATGAATATACAGAAGTTGAAGATTCAAAGATTGTAGAAACGGATTACAGAATGGACATTGAAAATAAAAATATAGGTGCCTTCTGTACCGGCATTGATTCAATTAAACAAAAAATTTATAAAATTCTAAACACAGAAAGGTATCAGCATATTATATACAGCTGGGATTATGGAGTGGAATTTAAAGACCTTATTGGAGAGCCGGAAGAGTATGTAGTACCGGAGATAGAAAGACGTATAAAAGAAGCCTTAATAATAGATGAAAGAATTGAATCCGTTAATGACTTTGAATTTGACACGACAACGAAGGGAAGTATAGTAGTTTCTTTTACAGTAGGAACTATATATGGAGAAATTGAAGCAGATACGGAGGTGAATTATTAATGTTTGAAAATATGACCTTTGAAAACATTATGGAAAGCCTGACAGCCAATATAGATCCATCACTGGATACCGAAGAAGGCTCTGTAATATATGATGCCCTGGCACCTTGTGCAGTTGAATTGGCTAATTTATATATACAGCTTGATACAGTTTTAAATCAGACCTTTGTGGATACAGCAACAGGAGACTATCTAGATCTAAGGTGTGGCGAAAAGGGCATAAAAAGAAAAGAAGCAACATATGCTGTAGTAAAGGGGATATTTGAGCCTTCTAACATTGAATTACTAAACCAACGCTTTACATGTGGGGCATATTCATATAAAGCTTATGAAAAGATAGAAGCAGGAATTTATCTGCTAAGGTGCGAAACCTCGGGAAGTGCCCCAAATGCCACAGTAGGCACTCTTATACCAATTAATTACGTGGAGGGGTTAACCACAGCATCTATAACAGAGATAGCCATTCCGGGAGAAGACAAAGAAAGTGATGAAGAGTTAAGGGAGAAATATTTTACAAATCTTGAAAGCATTGCTTTTGGTGGTAATATTGCTGATTACAGGACTAAAATAGAATCCTTAGATGGCGTAGGAGCAACTAAGATTATACCAGCATGGAATGGCGGAGGGACAGTGAAAGCTCTTTTACTTGATTCTGAATTTAAGGCGGCAAGTTCTAATCTTGTAAATAGTGTTCAGGAGAAAATGGACCCCTTACAAGATGGTAATGGAACGGGTATGGTGCCGGTAGGGCATAAGTTAACAGTGGCAGCAGCAAAAAACAAAGCTATAAATATAAGTTATTCCATAACCTATGAAGGCAGTGAGCAAAGTGTGATAGATGCAGCAGTAAAAGCAGCAGTTGAAAAATATTTTAAATCATTGGCCAAGCTCTGGGCTGACTCAAACACCATAACAGTATCCTACATGGGAATAGCAAGTGCCATATACAGCGTGGCAGGAGTTAAAGATTTAAGTGCTTTAAGTGTTAACAGTGTTAATAACATTAATAACGGAGTGCAAAGCGTAGAGCTGTCTTATGATGAAATACCGGTAATAGGTACATGGACGATGACTTAAGAGGTGATGACATGGATAGATTATTAATTGATTATCTGCCCAATTTCATGCAGGAATACAAGCAGATAAAGGAAATTATGAAAGTGCAGCAACCTCAGATTAATGCAGCCTGGCATAGTGCAAATAAGGTATTACAGGAACAGTATATCAATACAGCTACAGACGAGGGATTAAGAAGACTTGAAAAAATATACAATATCACCATTAAGGAGGAAGATTCTATTGAAACCAGAAGAGCAATGTTTCTTTTAAAACTTGGAACAGTAGATAACCCCACCTTAAAGGTAATAAGCAATAAATTAAATGAGATATTACAGGGCAAAGAATTCTATTTAATAGTTAATTATAGCCGTTATGCAGTGTCCATATTAATCCCTACAGCCACCCAGGCCATACTGGATGCCACAGTAGAATATTTACGAAAAATAATCCCTGCAAATCTGACAATAACAGCGGATATATTAACGCAATATATAGCCCTTGGTGCATATACTCATGAAACCCTGGGGGCTTACACCCATGAAGAGATTAGTAAAGGAGATATGAACTTATGAATTACACAGAACATTTAGATCTGATTAAGCCGGAGGTTACAGATACCTACAATATAGAAGATTTTAATACAAATGCTGACTTGATAGATGAAGCAGTAGGAGGGCATGTATCAAATAGGACAAATCCCCATAATGTAACCAAATCTCAAATAGGTTTAGGAAATGTGCCAAATGTCAGCACCAATGACCAGACTCCAACATACACAGAAGCGTCAAATTTAACGGCATTAACCTCAGGGGAAAGCTTATCTACGGCTTTTGGAAAGATAAAAAAGGCGGTAGGTTCTTTGATAAGTCACTTATCAAATACCTCAAATCCCCATAGTGTAACTAAGTCCCAGGTGGGTTTAGGAAGTGTGCCAAATGTGTCCACCAATAATCAGACACCTACCTACACAGAAGCCTCAAGCTTAACGGCATTAACCTCAGGGGAAAGCTTATCTACGGCTTTTGGAAAGATAAAAAAGGCGGTAGGTTCTTTGATAAGTCACTTATCAAATACCTCAAATCCCCATAGTGTAACTAAGTCCCAGGTGGGTTTAGGAAGTGTGCCAAATGTCAGCACAAATAATCAGACACCCACGTATACAGAGGCTTCTAGCTTAACAGCTCTAGCTTCTGGAGAATACTTATCAACAGCTTTAGGAAAAATAAAAAAGGCTGTAAATGTAGTAATAAGCCATGAAACAGGTAAGATGAATACAAGTAACCCTTCCGGGAGTGGTTCTTTTTCACTTAATAGGAAAAGCGGAACAACAGTGGGGAATAATAGCTTTACAGAAGGAGATGACTGTACAGCATCAGGGTTTTGTTCTCATGCAGAAGGAAATTCGTGTATAGCGTCAAAGGATGAAGCACATGCAGAAGGATGTAATTGTACAGCGTCAGGCTATTATTCTCATGCAGAAGGATTTGGCACAACAGCATCAGTTAGCTGTGCTCATGCAGAAGGATGTAATACAATAGCATCTAATTCTGAAGCACATGCAGAAGGACTTGCCACCACAGCATCAGGCAGTTATTCTCACACAGAAGGTCGTTATACGACAGCATCAAATGAAGCGGCTCATGCAGAAGGATGCAATACAATAGCATCAGGCTGGTATTCCCATGCAGGTGGATGGGGCACAAAGGCAACGGTAAAAGCTCAGACAGTAATAGGAAAGTTCAATGAAACTAATTCAAGTGCTTTGTTTATTGTGGGAAACGGAAGTGAAGGTGTCCAAAATGCAGGCGGCTCTGCCACAGATTCGGCAGAGAGAAGCAATGCTTTTTGGGTTAATGAAAACGGCATCGCATATGTACAAAAAACATCATCAGGAGTAAGTAGCGGCTCAAAAGAAGTTTTAAATGGTGGGGCAGTGTACAATGCCCTAAATCCCAGCCAGGTAAATGTGGACATAAGTACCAATGGGAGTGCCCCATCTTCGGTTACAACGGGAAGCAGTGGAGCACAGGGAGTTAAATATATAAAAATAGGTGCTTTGGTTGTAGTGGAATATATGGTTAATGTAAAAAGTGGAGTCAATATGGATAGCGTAATAACTATAGCATCAGGACTTCCAGCTGCAGCCAATGGCTCAAGGTATTGGGGAAGGACTCAAAATCAATATATTGCAGGTTTACAGCTTACTACAGACGGAGAGCTAAAACTTGAATTTGTAAGAAGAATTACAGATGGAACTAAAATGGATCCGTCAGGTTTATGGCTTCAGGGAACCATCACTTACATTAGCAGATAGATGAGGAGTTAAAAAAATTATGACATTACACGAATTGTTACAGCAATTAGGATTAAATATATCAACCTGGGCAGAATTTATATTTATAATCAGCTTTTTTATCGAAATAGCACCAATAAGGATAAGCCCTTTTAGTGCTATTTTTAAATGGATAGGTAATACAATCCTGGGAGATATTCCCTCAAAAATAGAGGAATTAATGAAAGTAACAAAGGACCTATATAAATATGTTAAAGAGGTGGAGTTTACTACATCCAGATATAGGATATTAAGGTTTGATGATGAACTGATTCATGGATTAAAGCATACCCAGGAACATTTTAATCAAATTAAAGAAGATATAAATGTATACAGACGATTTTGTTTAGATAACCCAAATTATAAAAATGGAATTGCAGACGGTGCCATAAATCATATATTGGAAGTGGATGCCAGATGCCAAAGAGAACACAGTTATTTATAAATTACATCAATTCATGCAGCAGTTTATGGCTGCTTATTTTTTTATAAAGGAGGGGCACACATGACCTATACAATATTTATTACACTTTTAACCTTATTTTGTGGAATTACTAATATTACTCTTGAATGGCTTAAAAAAATGGTTGACACAAATGTAGCTGTTTTAAGTACCATAACAGGCCTTTTAGTAGGTGGGGTAGGAACGGTATTTTATTTCATTTTCATGGAATTACCCTTTGATATTACAATGGTCCTTTATGTCATACTAGAAGCCTTTGCTACAACTATAGCCAGCCAGGTAGGATACGATAAGATTATAAGTTTATTGGCTGAATTCAAGAAAGGAACTAAGGAATAAATGAGTGCAATTATTAAAGCCGGTGAAAACAGGGTTATATTAGTCCAGGTTGTGGATCTAAATGTAGAGCTTGTTGATAGTGTAATTTTCACAATTAAAAATTCAGACTACGTAAGTAGTATTACAAAAACATATCCGGATAATGATGTAGGCTACAGTAACGGCTATTTTTTAATAATAATAAGCCAGGAAGATTCATTGGCAATCTGTCAGGATGAAGAAGATATACAGGCAGTAATGGAAGCCCAGATTAATTTTAAAAATGGCGGAGTTTTAAAAAGCGATAAAATAGCCTGGACAATTCCGGGAAGCATAGCCACAAGGGTTATGGAAAATAATACACCTACGCCTGTAGCTTCAGACATCTTAAACTTAAACATAAGCGGTAGTGCAGTAATAGCAAGCGTGGAGGCGGAAATATCTGAAAATGTAATCAGGCAGCAGTTAGATGATTATCTTGATAATAATGGCTTGAATTTAGATGATTATGTAAAGGAAACTGACTTAGAAACATATACACAGGAAGTAATACCTCAAAGCGTAGATGAATACATAAATTCACATGTCACTTTATTTAAAGGCGAAAAAGGAGATACCGGAATTCAAGGACCACAAGGCGAAAAAGGAGATACCGGAGAGCCAGGAGCAAAAGGCGAAAAGGGAGATACCGGAGAGCCAGGAGCAAAGGGCGAAAAGGGAGATACCGGAGAGCCAGGAGCAAAGGGCGAAAAGGGAGATGCAGGAGAGCCTGGAGCAAAAGGTGATAAAGGGGACAAGGGTGATCCGGGTGAAGATTATGTAATTACCCAGGCAGATTATACAGCTATAGCAAACACAGTATTATCAATGCTTGAAGATGCGGAAGGGGTGAGTGTTTAAATGTCATATTATAAAATTTCTGATACTACCCTTAAAAACATAGCTAATGCCCTAAGGGCAAAAACAGGTTCAGATGCATTAATGAAAGTGTCTGAAATGCCGGATGCCATAGCCTCAATAAAAAATTCAGATTTAAAAGTAGGAATTAAATACAATTTTAATAATAATGTGCCGGGGGATGCTTCCGGCACTATTTATGTATGTAGCATAGATATAAATTTGACAGATATTAGCCTTAGGTGGGCTGATAATGAGGGTGATTTGCAAGAATATACAAATATTAATGTGGAAGCCTTCAATGTAGAATTTATGGAAAGAGAAGCCTACATATACATGAGTGAGATTAATTTGATTCCCACTGCTGCCACACGAGTAATAGCTTTGGTAGATGGAGCAGTAGTAGGAAGTTTTACAATACCTGTTGCCAAAAGATTAACAAGCTCTGTGCTGGGTAACCATGTGGGGGATGTTGCGTTGTTATCGGATGTTCATATTGGCTATGATACCAGCGTAGAGGATTTAACAAAAATATTGTCGTATGCCAGAACTATAGGAGCTGATGCAGTATGTATTGCAGGAGATATAACCCAACAAGGGACACAGGCATATTTGAATAATTGGCAAAGTGCCAGAGATAATGCCAGAGGTTCCCTGGCAGTTTATTCCTGCACAGGAAATCATGAAGCCTATAATGATAATTGCCTTATTGTGCAAGGCCAAAGTATAAGAGCGTACTTAGATACCGACAGCACAAGTGATACCTTGCCTTACTTCTACAAGGTAATAAATGGGGATGTTTATGTGTTTGTATCATGCTTTGATGGTGATGTAAAGCAAAGCAGAGACAATGTCATGTACACCACAGCTCAATTAGATTGGCTTGAAGATGTTTTGGAAACATACAGAAATCAAAGGGTATTCTTATTTGCTCATGTTCCACCAAACAAGTGGGCTATGTCAAATAATGGTTTTGGTATTGCAAATGGGGCATATAGCTTTGATGTATGGGGCACAAGTTCGGGAGTTTTAGCAGACAGAACGAGATTCTTAAGCCTTATGGAGCATTATAAAAATGTGATTTGGTTTTCAGGACATTCTCATATCAAGTGGGAATATCAAGAGTCTGCAAGCATGAAAAACTTAAATTATGCTAGATATAACAACGGTGCAAGGCTCATACACTTGTCGTCTTTAACTGTTCCAAGAGATTTAATAGATTCTGATAATGATGGCTTAAAAGATGATAGTGTGACAGATTATATTTATGCCGAAAGTCAAGCCATGATAATGGAAGTTTATGAAAACGGCATTTTACTAAAAGGCAGAGATTTTATTGTGGATAAATTCATTTCTATAGCTCAATTTTACCTTGATACAGCACCTGTAACGGTTCCGGCTAAGGAAGTAGTGACCTTAACAGGCATAGAAGCAGTTAAAACCAAGACATCCTACAGTACAGGGGAGAGCTTAAATACAAATGATATAACAGTTACAGCTTACTACAGCAATAATACCAGCAAAATAGTAACAGCAATGATTAATACAAGTAATGTGGATATGAATATTCAGGGAACGTATCAAATTACTATTAGTTATACAGAAAATGGAACAACACTTACAGATACCATAAGCATAACTGTAGAAGATGCCCCTGTAATAACCCTAAGCAGCATCACAGCCACAAAGACGAAGACACAATACAATACCAATGAAAGTCTTAATACGGATGATATTACAATAACAGCCCATTATAGTGATGGTTCAAGCCAAGTGGTACAAGGTACAGTGGATACGAGTAATGCAAATATGGCAGCAGCAGGAACTTACACAATTACAGTAAGTTATTCTGAAGATGGAATAACTAAGACAGCAAACATTACTATAACAGTCACAAGTGCAAGCGTTGAACCAAATCCGCCAAGTGGGGAATATGTAGAAATACCTTTAACATGGCACAATGGTCGTGTAGATGGTGTTACGGGAGAAATAGACGATAAAGCTAAGTACTCTTATACAGATGCTGTGTCAGTTAGTAATGTTTCAATGGTTAAAGCTACTGTACAAACAAATATATGCACAGAATACTACTTACAGCTTGTGTGGTTCAACGCTAACAATGAAATGATTAGATACTCCGAGGATGACAGAGCAACCACAACCACAGGTGAAATTGTCACGGTAGAAATGGCTGTACCAAGCGGTGCTAGTTATTTAAGAATTAACATGAAACACGGCACAACATCACAGTATTATGCACAAGCAAGGAGCAATACACAGTTATTTGTAAAATAGGAGGAAATAATGAGAACAAATACAGCAGGAATCAATTTAATTAAATCTTTTGAAGGCTGTACATTAACGGCCTATAAATTAGCCGGAGAGCAGTATTATACTATTGGATACGGACATTCATTTGATAAATCAATAACGGCAGGTACAAGATGGACTGAAAAACAGGCAGAAAATGCCCTTATAGCTGATCTAGTTAAATTCGAAAACTATGTTACTAATATTGCCCTGGTAAAATTTCCGAATTTAAATTCAAATCAATTTAGTGCACTGGTAAGCTATTGTTATAACAGGGGTGCAGGTGGCTTAAGGCAATTAATAACAAATAGTTATAATATTAATAGCTTAAGCCAAAATATAGTGAAATTTTGGGGCAGTGCCACAAGATATAGAACAGGTCTTGTAAGAAGAAGGACGGCAGAACAAAAATTATTTAATACTCCTTGTGAAAGCTCTTCATCAGCTGGAGCAGCAGGATTTAAACCTAAAGGCACCTTGATCGCAATCGAAAAGTGTGATTTGTATAAAGATTTGGGGGCTCATAAGGTTGGAGAGCTTGGGGCTGGCAATCGTGTTGAATTTGAAACCTATATAAATAAATATGTTAAGATTAAGCATCCTCAAATAGGTGTATGCTATGCTCCGGCAACATATCTAGATAAAAAAAACTGGAAGGCAGCAGCAACCAAAACAGTAAATTGTCAAAAACTAAATATCAGACTTAACCCCTCAAACACAGCTTTGATTCTAGGAAAGCTAAACAAAGGAAATCGGGTTGAGATTAACAAAGAGACTGAAAACGGCTTTTATAAATGCAAGGTCAAAGGATATGGCATTGTATGGCTTTCAGCCTCTTATTTAGATTAAAAAAGTGTACAAATAGACCGCCTCAGAGCATGAGGCGGTCATGTAGCAAGGAAATAGCTATTTAATATTTAATTCTTTAAAAATAAGTTCTTTAATGAAAGTATTAACAGGCTTTCCAAGCTCTTCACAATGAGCCTTAATTATTTCATAATGTTCATTTTTGACCTCTAAAGGTATTCTTTTATAATTTCTCTTTTTGTATTTGGCAGTAGCCTTATTTTGAGATTCGCTTGGCATAATACACCTACTTTCTAATTGATTTTTTTTAAGTTTCCTGCTAAGATTTAATTGGAAGGGCGGAAGCAGGAAACTGTTTAAGGAGTCCGCCCTAGGTTTTTTGTTTTAAAGTCTTATTATTTATCTAATAAGGCTTTAATTTTTTCTTTTGCCTCTTCAAGGCTTTTACAGGTTTCTAAGATAAGTAAAATCTTTCTTGTTTGATTTTCTTCAATTACTTGTTTTAATAATTCTGAATTATTCATTTTTTTCTTCTCCATTTTGTAAACTCCTTTCCTGCTATCTCCTTGCTACAATTATATTATAGCATATGTGGACACATATGTCAAGGGAATAACAAAAAAATTAAATATTTTATAAAAAATCTGCTTACCTTGATAAATAAGGATAAAAGGAATATAATTTTTAAATAATTATTTAATAAATTAAATGAAGTATTTAAGCGAAGATAATGAGAAAGTTAAGATGCAAAATCTTGAATAGGGAAATAAGGAGTTTAGATGAAGTTGAGAATAGGAAATCATCATGAATAAAGTAACAAAACCATTTTTAAAAATAGAAGACCAATTGAAACATATGGAATCGAAGGGAATAACATTCAATATTATTAGTCGGGATGAAGCAAGGAATTATCTTACTGAAAATAATAATTATTTTAAACTACGTGCATTTCGAAAAAATTATGATAAGGTTTCAGGAGGCGAGAACGATGGGAAATATATAGGGCTAGATTTTGGAATGTTATGCGATTTGGCAACTATAGATATGCATGTTAGATACTGCGTTTTGCAACTGGCATTGAATACAGAACATTTTCTTAAAGTAAAGTTATTAAAGCGGTGCGAATTAAATAATGAAGATGGTTATGCCATTGTGAATGATTATTTTAACCATATTAAAGTTAGCGACAAAAAACATAACAGACTTAGTAATGAGCTTGAAAGGAATCGGAATAATCCTTATTGTGGTGGAATTATTGAATCGTGTTCTGATGGATATGCAATATGGGCATTTATTGAAGTTGTTTCACTTGGGACTTTGCTGGACTTTTATAAATTTTGTGCAGATCGGTTTAATGATGACGATATGAAAAATGATTACTATCTCATGAGAACGGTCCGACCTCTGCGTAATGCAGCAGCACATAATAATTGTATTATAAGTGATCTTCGAGCTAAAGACCGTAATTTTCAACCAGATAAAGAAATGTTAAAAGAACTATCATCTATTAGGAAAGACACTAAAAATAAAAGACTTTCTAATATAAGGATGCTTCAAATTTGCACATTATTATATACACATAAAAAAATAGGAAGTAGTGCTTCTAACGGGGCTGCTAGACGATTATTAAATGAGTTGGTTAACAGAATGATTAGGAATAAAGATTACTATATGAAGAATACGACTTTTGTAGGAAATTTTACTTTTTTAAAAAAAATAGTTGAAATATTTTTCCAGGAATGTTAAAATTTAACTACGTTACAAAAAGGTTGACCTTTTATAGGAGCGTGATTGCTTGGGTGATCAGGCTCCTTTTTTGTATTTCAAAGATATTATAGTATGTGTAAATATACATGAAAAAAGACCGCCCCAGAGCGTGAGACGGTCTTAATTTAAAGGAATCTAATTATTTTCTAACTCTTTAAAAATAAGCTCTTTAATTAAAGTGTTTACAGGTTTACCCAGCTTTTCGCAATGTTCCTTTAATCGTTCATAATCTTCATAACGAAGATCCAAAGGAACTCTTTTATAAGTTTTCTTTTGATACTTAAGTGTAGCTTTCTTTTGGGATTCTGTATACGGCATATATTATTTTACTCCTTTGACATTTGTAATTTTTCCTGCTAATATGTTTTTACAAGGAGCGGTCAGCAGGAATGTTGAGGTATCCGCCCCTCGTGTGGTTTTGGGCTACCTAGTTGCTAGGTAGCTTTTTTTAATCTTTAATTAATTCTTCTAGGTATTCAATCATTTCATTGACTGGTGTGCCTTTTTTTAAAAGAGCGATTATCATTTTTATGATTCCCTTAAATTGATAATTTGTCATTTTATTATCCTCCATTGTATCAACTCCTTTCCTGCCATTCCCTTGCTACAATTATATTATATCATACACGCACGTGTATGTCAAGCAATTATATTCATTTTTTATAAAAAAGATGAATATAATAAGCATATAAAATCCTATGAAAATAAAAATCAATAAGCCCTATAGTACAAGTTTTAAAGTACTATAGGGCTTTTTAAATATAAACAATTTCTTTTTTGCCCCAAATTTTGCCCATTAGTCAAAAAAAACGCATAAATACAAGGGTTATAGCAGTTTATTGTTCGGGTTCGATTCCCGTTGCTATTTATCTTGAATGTTTCGTTGTTGCTTTTTTTTTGACTGTAAATTCATCTTCAAGGCAGCAGGATACAAATTCTAAAACTTTTTCAGCCTTGGTGTATTACGTATGGAAGATAAAAAATACAAAGTTGGTCATTTCTCGACTGACTTGGAAAGTGAGGCAAATGAGAAAAAATAGTAAAGACTACTGGAGAAAAAGATATAAAGAAGTAGAGCAGGCTGCAAATGATTTATCTGTGGAATAAATCACAAATCTTGAAAAGAAATATAGAAGTTGTGAAATGGCCATAAATAATAATAGGACATGATGGGACTGTTTACTTGTATACAGCACCATCAAGAATTATAGAAAAAATTGATTATTATGTTGCATATAAGAAGCTTTCGAAATACAATCTTGATGAAGAGGCGGTTGTTAAATATTTATCTGAAAAATTTAGTTTTAAATTCAAGAAATTGTAGGTGATATCATGCAAGATGGAGAATGGATAGTTGATGATAGAGAAGAGATGAGAGACGAGATGGAAAAAATACGTGCCATGTCAGATGAAGAGTTTGAAAAGCATATAGAAAAATTAAAGAGAGAAGATAAAGATAAAAGATAAAGATAAAAGATAAAGATAAAAGAGTGAAGAAAAGTAGTATATAGAGCTGCAATATAGATATAAAAGATTTGATGAAACATATGTAGAATATAGGACGAAACAGAGGCTAGAAAGAAGGTAGTTGTATGTACGTAGATTATGATACAGGGAAAATTAAGGAATTAAGAGAACAATTTGAACCTTGGCTAGAGCCTAATAGAGTAGATTTGCGTGAAGATACACCAAAATATATCAGAAAAATTAGAGATAGATATGATGAATATCTTAAAAGTCTGATGGAAGGTGTAATGTAA